TGACAGCATAAACACTCGCAATCGTGAAGACATCGCCTACTTTGACGACAGCCGTGGAAGCCGTCCACCCATCAGTTGTGATGCTCGTGGCCCCCGTGGAAATCGTCCCGTCAATAAGCGGTGTCCCTCCCAAAGCTCCAGCCGTTCGGCTTGTAGTGTTCTGGTCCATCTGCCAGTTAAATCCGACAGCTTTGCCCATTTCACCCGTATCGAACTGCTTGGAAATCTTATCCTGAGTCTGGAACAAACCTTTCAGGCCATCCACGATGTTCGACTGCATCTGAGGTCCAATAACAACCGCTCTCTGCCCATCGCGAGGACATGCGTATTGGTCAAGTACCGCACCAGCACCGAGATACGTGGAAAGGGCCGTTGGGATCGTTCCAGGCGTCCCGACTGAGTTATACACACTGTCGAACGCGCCACCCATGATCGTGCTGTCTACGTAATTCGCAAGCAGCGTTACCTGTGGACGAATGATCTGGTCGCTAAAACTCGACAACGATAGAGACATCGCAGATGAAGTGATAGAAGTATCAACTCCAATCTGTGTCCCAATCGTGAGCGTCACGCTGTCATCCGTAATATCCTGGGCTGAAAATGTTGCCCCAGTCCTGACCGTATACTGATTCGGCTTCCTGATTCGGATAGAGGAACTAGTATTACTTAGCCCATCTTTCTGTCCAAAAAGTCCCTCAAATTTACGGTCGCAATGATTCGCCGCTGCAAGACTATTGGTAAAAATATCCAATGCCTCCAGCGTGATCATGTCATCTGTAAGAAATGCATTCGCCATTATTGGCTCCTATCGAAGAAGTAAGATTACCTGTTATGTAGCAATCTCTCCCGAGCGACCCTCCATTCAGCAACTGAGCTAATATCGGATGGTTCTCGATGTCTTGCTACGGTATTCGCACTACTCCCTACCGGCCTTATAGGAGGTTGCGCCTGACTTCTAACGAGACGAGGTACTGGGCCGTTGGGTGCAGCACCGAATCCTGCTTCAATCCGACCGAGTTCGCGCATCGCGAGCATCGGGTGCAGCGCAGAAATGCGCCGAAAGTCATCCTCATTCGATGACAAATATTCCATCATATGCTTCGGGGACTCGCTATCAACGAGTAAGTCAGCAATCGCTGTCCCCCCGTCAGGCGTTTCTCCCTCTTGCAGCGACATCGCTGGTCGTAGGTTCAGGACTTCAGGATTAATCCGAGTGAGGAAATCTGGATCATCTGATGTCGAACTCTCTAACTTATTTGCAAAATTAGACGCACGTTCTTCTTGTCTCGACTTAATTTCTTCCTGTTCTCGGTAGTTATTTGCGTAGGCAATCGCTTCCCCAACCTCTTGCCTCGCTGCCCATCTCGCTTTCGCCGCAATAAAGTCCCCATATTCTTGATAGTCAGACTCTGAGGGGCCATTATCAACAGTCGCTGCCTCCTTGGCGGCTGGGACGGCTGGGACGGCTTTATCGGGAGCCGGAGGAGTCGCTGACTGGAGCGATGAAAGCTGCTCTCGTAGAGAGTTCGCCTCTTTTCTCGCCTCTTCCCGTTCCCAGACAACCTTATCTATCCGCTGCTTTGTCGTTTTATTCTTCGCAGCGCGAGGGGGAGTCTTTTCTTTTGGCGCAGCCTGAACATCTTCTGCGGGAGGCACCTCTTTCGGAATCGGTTCTGGCTCAAAAGGTCGGACCTCATCAACAAATCGAGATTCGGCGCTATCCACAATAAGCGCATCTCTGATCTTATTGTAGTCAGACAGCGTTGAGATGTTATCGGCAGCTTCAGCAGCATCCGCTGACGTTGAACTGTCGATTGTTGGCTCTTCCATGTCTCTCCCAACTACCAAGGACGTTTTACGATAATGGACGCAGAGACTTCAAGTCGATCTGCGGCCTTGAGTCCACCACGGTCTAATACATCTCTTGCCGCCCCAAGAACCACTGACTCTGAAGACGCATCTAAAAGTTTCTCTAAAGCATCGACAGCATTTCCGGTCAGTCCCCTCAGTCTCATATCTGCCATCTCAATCGCAAGTTGCGCTTTCTCTAGGGCAATAGGGGTCTTGCCTCCATGCATCATACACGTACGTTGACCTTTCATCGCCCAACGACGGCATGTCTTCTGACTTCGTTTGCTTTTCGCCGTGCATTGTCTCGGTCCCCGTTTCGTCTCTGGGACAACAACTTCGGCTTCGACGAGAGACTCCGTCATCGTCTAGTCATCCTCGGACTTTTCCTAGGAGAAGGCATCGATGGGGCTGGCCTATTTACCTTCGCTGGAACTGGAGTATTGATTCTCGCCATTCTGTTCCTAATCGCTTGCGGATCTTTCCGTTCTTCAGGGGAAAGGCTATCAAAAACCTTTCGCATCACCTGACGAGAGCGTTGGTCTTTTTCTCCTCCCGGCATAGGTCGGCGCTTCGTTCTCGCTTTGCGTTCGTTTACATCACATGACGCCTGTTTGTATACGTTAGGATTCATCGCTCTTAGAATCTTTCTGGGTCTATAGAGATAGGAGTCGCCCCATCTAATGGAAGTTCCACATCCACCACGACTTCCGTTTGAGGATGCTCTTCTCGATCTCTTATGATATCTATTTCAGCCGCCGCTTTGTCCTTCACGATTGACCCTTCGACCTTCACCGCCTCAAGCTCTTTCGCATGAGCCGCTTTCATCGCTTCTGCGTGTTGGCTCGAAAGGATATGCGCTGATGATATGTCACGAGCATGTCGCTGTTTCATATCCAGTATCATTTGCTCCTGGCTACCCTTCCCCTCTAATACGGCACCTTTCGCCATGGCTCGTATTTCTTCCACACTCAACGCATTCGCATCTTTCATCGATTGGAGGTGGACTTGAAGGTCAGCCTTGCCTTGCGCGATAGCCGCCTGTGCGGCCCACTTCGCCTGATCCGTCTTAATATATTCTGTCGCCTTGCCTAGCTCTTCTTGTAGCTGTTGCCCCTGCTGTTCAAGTTGCTGGATATGCGACTGCATCGCATCAGTATTATCGCCATCGGAATCATCAAGGTAAGGCATTGAGTGATTCCGTTCTTTCTTAAGTAACTCTGAAATCTCCACCGACCCTGGGAAGTCTCGATATTTGAAATAAAGGGGGCCGATAAGCGGAAGAAGCCCAGGATTCGATTGTAGTATCTGTCCGATCTCAGACGCACCTTCATCAAGCCTCGACTGGAACGACCGACCCACACTGACTGAGACACCATATGTCCCTTTCTTGAGATCGTAATTTGTGATTTCTCTCGCTGAAGGCATCCCCGTCCCAGGCATCTGAACCCTCGGCATCGGAATGTCTGGAATCGGCATTCCAGGAGGCATTCCCGGAGGCATTCCCGGAGGCATCCCAGGAGGCATCCCCGGAGGCATCATACCCGGAGGCATCATCCCCGGAGGCATAGGCATCGGAGCTTTCGTCTCTTTATTAATCGTAAATGGAGCATTCAAAAGGACCGCGCTACTATCGTCCTCTCCGCTGACTAACTGAACGACCCTCCCTGGTCGGTCATAAACCGTAGGAATAAGATCCAGGATGACCTTGGCTTCATACGTCATTGAAATAGCTGAAAGATTCTCCAGGTAGTGACTTGTCCCCGCGTCTGATTGTTGCTGAAGCGCCATCACCGCTCGTCCACTTCTGTCAGACCCACTTTTTCCAAGGCTCGGGTCAAAGATGGAGGTAGTTGCCTGGATATACTGGTCTGCTTGCTGAAGCAGTTGCATCGAGACGCTTAAGCGGCTCCCGTCGATAGGAACTCGTTGCGGAAGAGGGGCAATAGCGCCGCCAATCATCTCCCTTTTCACTTTCAATGTCGCAAAGTTCCTGGTATTCGACTCCTGCCACATCTTCTCGTTCCCCTCATCCTGGCCTTCATACATTAACCAGGGGGCGCGAGGTTCTAAGGCTCCGATTTCAACAGCATTACTGGCCGCGTAGTTATACAGGCGTTGTCCGTCTTTCGCCGGTCCAATCATGCCCACAAAGTAACGGTCATCGTCAAAAGGCTGTAATTCTCGGCCAATCACCGGAATAATCGGAATGTATTTACCATTCCACGTTTGAGGCGCAGAGATTTCTTCAATGCCGTTCATCACCGACCATGTGACTGTCGGCACATTGATCACTCTTTGCTTGCCTCCCTCTAATACGACCATCCACTCCTCAAGCTCGTCAAGGAATGCGTATTCGCCGCTTTCTAGCTCAACCCATGTCCGTTCTGTATAGGTTTTTCTAAAATATTCAGCGACAAGCACGGCATTTTTCTCTGACCCGCTGATCTGGACCCAATTCGGCATGTCCACTTCGGCAGCGAGGGACATTAGTCCTTCGTTATCGTATCCCGCAAGCGCCGAATCCTTATATTCACGCTTATAGCGGTCGAAAGGAATCCATGAGCAGCAAAAAGCGAACTCTCCATCGCTCCAATCTGGCA